TGCAACTTCAGCAGGATTCATCTTAGCCAGTTGTTCCTTGGTCTCTTTAGATAGCTCACCATTTTGAGCATCTTCCCAGAGAGCATCAAGGACACTGAGAGTTTCTTCTTCTTCTTCAGTGTCTTCTGGTTCAGCATCATCAGTAGTTTCCTCATCTGAGGATTCTTCCTGACGGGAACCAAGTTTAGATTGGAGTTCGATGTAAGCTTTCTCTAGTGCTTCAGCATCTTTAAACTTACCAGCGAGAAGCTGTTGCTGTTCTTGGGCAGCAGCCTCTCCGATGGCAAGAGCTTCTTGCTCAGCTTCATTGAACTCAGGTTGATCCACAGGGTTGGGATCATACGTCAGAGTTGCCATGTGCAGTAGTTACTTCAAGGTTTCCAAGACCAACTTTAGTTACATAGTTGGGTGAACGCCCAAGACTGGGAGCACCAATCTTAGGCTTAGCTTCGTACTTATTTGGTTTAGGAGTCTCTACCGTAAGTACAGGTTTTTCAGTAGGTGGATGTTCTACTGTGCGGACATCCCTTTCAGGTTCAACTTGTGAGGGTTTACGCCGGGGGTTGCGGCTGGGTTGGTTGCTCATTAGGTTGTGGATATTTAGATGGATCATTAGCAGGTGCAGATGCTAGCTGACCAGCTTGCTTAACCAGCTCCATTTGTTGTTGCTGTTGCATAGCCTGGGATTGCTCTGCTTGTACATCCTGCATAGACTTCACAAGATTAAGAACATCAATACCTTGAGAAGCAGCCAGTCGTTTGATAACCTCTTCAGGGTTAACAAATGTTTGAATGGCTTGTGGACCCATTGTTTGTGCAATAGTCATCAGGAATGCACTAAGGCTTTCCCGATCTTGTCCTCGACCAAGTGCATTGATACCAGCCACAATAGTAGGCTTGACAATACCTTTGGGAATACGAGGAATCTCACCAGTCTTTTGGAAGACGTTCAACTTACGATTGAGGTACGGAACAAGGAAGTCAACAGTAAGCATACTGAATAGACCACCAAGTTGTTGCTCCAGTTCAAGTTGAGTCATGCGTACTTCTTCAGCAGTCGTACGTTCTGACTGGCGAACATTGAGAATGAGGAAGGCATCAGACAAGCGTCGTTCAAGTTGGAGTGCCATTTCATAGGCAGTCCTGAAGTCAGCAGTCTTACCAACCTGGACAACACCGATATCTTCGGGTCGCCCTTGAATGATCGCACCGTTGCCTGCAGCGGCCAGCGTCTGGGGTTTAGTCGTGCTTGAGGGTGATACTACGAACACCACCTTAGCGGCTGCTGCAGAGCCTTCTACTAGTGCCTGAGAGAGTGCTTCAAGTGAGCGTAGGTCTCCCATGAATTCTTCGACACGACCACGACCATACATCTCACCATCAACAGAGTTGAAGCGAAGAGCTAGCCAAGGGTTAGCATCGAGTGGTGCCTTACCAAAGGACTTAGGAATAACGATATCATCAACTTCTTGATGCCATACATAACGGTTGTTGTCGCGGCGAACATGTGTGTAGATATCTACTTCACCACGATCACCACGCTTGTCTCTAGCAACATCGTTAGGTTTAGGTTCAGGAAGAATGCCTTCAAGAAGCTGCTTTGATACTCGTTCTTTGGTTACGATTTCAATGACGTTACCATCGCCATCGCGGTCTACAACATAGCGGTTAAGAGGATACAACCGAAGACCTTCCTTGCCCATGTAAATCAGAGCATTACCAGCAACAACCAAATGCTTCAGTGCTTGGTGTACAACGACACGATCATCACTAGCAGCAATGGATTCCATAATGGTACGTTCGATCTTAGCAAATGCTAGATCAAGTTCTGATTTAATACCAGGTCCGTATTCCTGACCAAGCATTGTCTCATCCACTTGTAGCTTAAAAAAGCTAGTTTGAGGAGGAAGTAATGCAAGCATCAATTTAGCTGCAAGAGTTACTACACCTTTAGCACCAACCGATTGCCAAGGAGATGGCAAAGGTTTAGCTGATTTATAGGACTCTTCATCATCACGAACTAGGTAGGGTAGTGTAAGCTCAGCTGCTCTACGTCCTACGTTTAGATATTGAGTGCGATCACCGTACAGTAAATCATAACGTTCTTTAGCAGACATTACAGTGTCAAGCCTCCACCGATACCCATGCTAGCAAGAGTAGGTGCTACACTACCTAACATGCTTGGCAGTCCACGTCGATAATCTCCACGAGTTCTGCGAGCACGTTGACGAGCACGAATAGCGTCACCACCATATGCTCGGCCAAGTTGTGCAAGCTGCAGAGGATCCATCATATCGAATTGAGAACTGAGTTGATCAAACTGAGTGTTGAACATATCCATAAG